GATTCTTTTACTGTCGCCATTCTACTGTGAACTCCAATTTTTGCTTAGGTTCCGCTGCCCAAATGTCAGGCGAGCCGGTTGCGATCTTGTAATTCCTTGCGGGCTGTCTGCATCCGAACAGGATACACCCGAATATAAATACCAAGATCAAAAGTAGTGCTTCTCTCATTTGTTCGTCCTTGTTATGCTTTGATTATACTATATATATCGTCATTGTCAAGGGTTGTTCTTTAATTTATTTTGTGTTTTTCGCTGACTATGCCATTATAGTTGAGTCTTAAAAGATAAGATAAGACATCCCGCAACTTCCCAAGCATGATCCGGTCTTCAACGCCTTCTGAGCAAGGGATAGTCACTTGGCTATACTACTATTATCGTCTATAATCACCCGTTGTCAATAGTCTATCTGGAAAGTTTTTAGGAATAGCTGTAAGTCCTTACTACCAAAGGGTTTACGTCGGGCGGGGCCGCCCCGCCGCCCCTAAGTGCTTACCAGCAAACGACTTATGGCGGCTAGCATCAAAGCAACAAAAATATTGAGAAAATAGAAAGTTTTAGGGTTGACATTCATCGGCATACTCTTCTGATAAAGCCAGCGGAACCCATCCGGCAAAATGTGTTCTGGCAAAATCTACAAATTCAGGATATAAAACATGGTTGGCATCAAGCGGTAACGTAAAGGGTAGCTTTACGGTTACTTGGGACTCAATAGATTCAACTTTCTCAAATTGACTCCACTCAGCAACAGGCTCTAGATATGTTTTACGAACAAAAGTGCAATAATTAAACATTAGTATCCTAACCACTGTAAAAGTTCACTTGAGTACACTTCGCCATCTACGACTTGGCAAACCATAGTTTCTTCAGTCTGGACACTTCCGTCAAGCATTACAACTTCAATCTCAGCATAGATATAACCACCCTCAATGTAAGACGGGAATCCATGCTTCATAAGTTCCTGCTTTGCTTCCGCTAGGGTAACTTCTGTCAACGGGTCCATTGCTGTGTCAAAATCCATTATCTTTCCTCAGTTGTTGTTTTTGTTGTTGGCGGTTATTCCGCTTTTCGTTTTTGTGCTTGAAACTTGCGGCCCTTAGTTTTGGGCTGTATGTTCTCTTGTTCGTCAAGGTAGTTTTCTGCATCGGACTTCTTAAAAAATTTCCTAGATATTCCGGTTCGCTTATCAGTTACAAGCCAAGCGGTATCTCTGTTGATTGTCACCTTAAAATTACTCATCAAATCCCTCCATTACTCCGGTTTTTATCATCACACCAACAAACGTCAGTTGGTTCCTGTATAGTTTATCAGAATCTTCATCGTAGTCAAGGGGGGTTTCGCTATTTTCCCATTGTTTTCTATAGTTCTCTGCCCGTTCCGATTTCTCTCTTTTGAGTTTTTGGTGCTGCGTTTCCGTTTCCATTTTGACGGTTGCCATATCGCTCAACTCTTGCAGGGAACGCCCACCATCTCGATTGTGGTGGTATTCTTTTGGGAGCCAGCTATTCGGGACCACTATCATTTCGCGGGTGTTCCGAGCGAGAGCGTCAAAAAGAGCTTGAGTTTCGGGATTACTAATCTTCATTCTGTTTCCTTGGTTGTTGTTGTTATAGTTCTATTATAGCATGTTAATTGCTGTTTGTCAAGTCTTATTTCTTACTTTCCTCAAAAATAATCATTAAAACTTGAGCCATCACCACACTAGCCGCACCGCAAATTAGAATTTCCATTGTTTTATCTCCTTACTTATATTATCGTCCAGTCCATTGACACGTCTGGTCACAAAGTAGAAAGATTTTATAAATAGTTGTAAGTCGTTGGTATCAAAGGACTTACGGCGCCGGGGGCCGCCCCGCTCGCCCTAACCCCTTGCGGGGTCAGGACTTACGGCGACAACACAACACTTATAGTGATAAGTCCAAATTGAACTTGGCTTTAGCTACCCGCTTGATATAGAGGGGCTGTCCGGTATGGAGGACTTTACGCCCTTCCACGATTTTCGCCCACTGGTGACGCTCGCGGTTTGAGGTGTTGAGGATGATGCGAACGCTGCGGGCTGGTTTTGCTTGTAAAGTTTTCATAATGTGAATTTCCTAAAAGTGGTTGGTTGAAAGTTGTCATGACGGCTTACGGGTTTTAGCCTTCTCTATCTGCTTTTCGCAGACCCGCTCTCGTTATCAATTCATACTATCATTATATCATAAGGGGGTGAGGTTGTCAAGTCAATTACCAAGGTTTTGGCTGATTATCTTGGTATTCGTTGTTTACGTCCATGCAGATGTTTTCCCAGCGAACATCTTGCTCATTGGTGCGGTCGTCGAAAATGGAGGCAACATACGCCTCCCAAGTCTCGGTCCTCAAATCCGCTTCCCACATGTCGTCGATCTGCTGCTGAGTGTTAAAGCTGTTCATCGTTTTTCCTTAAAGTGTTGTTGTTGTTATGTCATGATTATACTACTATTATCGTCATTGTCAAGGGGGTATCTTGAGTTTATTTTGAAATTTTCGCTGACTGACTGACTATCAAAATATGCCCTTCTTAGTTCAGAAGAGACAAGCCGGATCAAGATTCTTGGCATGGTATTTGCTCTGCCCAATCGTCGTAAGTCGTTGGTATCAAAGGACTTAGGATCGACGGGGCCGCCCCGCCCGACGTAAACCCTTACCACCAAAGGACTTAGGTCTGTCAACCCCAAAAGTGTAAAAAACCGGAATCTTTGAGCCTTTCACCAGCTTGCAGGCTGGGTGTATTCCTCTCGCAGATTTTAGGACTGCAATCCTCTCGCGCCCGGATACCGCGAGACAGGTACTACCCTGTGTATTGTATTGGCGACCGGAACAGGGAGTCGAACCCTGCACACGTAGGCATCTTCGGAAGTCCGCTTGAGAATGCGGCGAGAAATTAGAGATCCGTGTATCCACGTTCTTTCCAATTTCACAACTTCGGATGTCTCATCCTACGAGACCAACTTTCCAGCCGTGTTTGTTTTGTCGCTGGGATTCCTGCTTCCGGCTCATACCCTTTCGGATCTGGCCCTGACAGGAACCCCAAGCGGGCTGCGAGTTAATATCTCGCAAACCTGTTTGTTTTGTTACTCCCATTATACCACAAACCTTGCGGTTTGTCAAGAGGTAAAATGTAAAAATTTGTGATTATTGAGTAATTTCGACAGAGCTAATCAAACTCCACACCGGCGAACCGGAAACGGTCTAGCAGTTCCTACTCCTCTTCAGGAGGAAACATCTTATCCCAGCACGTTGGACACGTACCAGAAATAAGAAGTTCACGCTGATCCGCATTAAGCTCTGGAAGAGCGTTTTGGATCAGTTCGCCTTGCTGCCACTTAGTGAATCCCTCAAAGTCAACTTTGAGTTCTGTCACTTCATTGCAACGTCGGCAAGGAACTGCAACGACGCTTGTCATTGCTAACATAGTTGTCCCGTCGATTTTTTTACAAGGTTCGACTACCTTGGCGGATTGTTTATTTGTTTCCGCAATCAAAAGTTAAGCAGCTTTCCTGAGATCGGGTAGCTTTAAGTCAGCCTCGCAGACTCGCTTAACATATCACCATTATACCATAAGTATCGGCGTTTGTCAAGGGCTTTCGCCACTAAAAATGAAATAAAAGGGGAAACTTTCTAGGTCGTTATTTCCATTATTTTGGCGGCACGACTTACCGCCTCCCCTGTGGAAATCCCAAACGTCGGCAAGCGTTCGCTGTAAACCGTTGGGTGCGTTTAACCAAATTGTAAAAGATCAGTAAGATGACTTACGCGAGCGGCCCATTGTTAGGGTGCTTTACCTCGCTGCTTCTCATAATAACATTATACCATAAAACGTTACGTTTGTCAACCCCCTAGGGGGTTAAATCTGAAAGTTTTAAGAAGTTTTTTACCGCTGTCTTTCTCACTCTCATATTACTATTATCGTCCATCGGTGTGACACGTTAGGTCAATTTCAGCAAGGAAAGTTTAAAAAAGATAGGATTGACGTAAGTCGTTGGTATCAAAGGACTTACGTGCGGCGGGGCGGCCCCGCCCGTCCTAAGCCGTTGGCATCAAAGGACTTACGCCGATTAGCAATCGGGGTCGTAGTCGTGCCACTCCTGAGCCTCGTCGGGCTGACCATCGTACTCGTCATCTGCCTCCACATCGTGGCACTCGTCGCACATTGGCGACACTGCATCGTTGTCGAACCCGTCCACAGCAACAGCGCCACAGATTTCGCAAACGTCAAAAACTTGAAAACTCATAATACTAACCCTAGTGTAAAAGCGTGTAAACCAGATAAGCGCCACCGTAAAACAAAACTCCATGAGCCGCTAACCACAAGTTAGCCAGCACGATACCTTTAAACGTCATAATTAACTCCAATGTAAAAGAATGTAAACGACTGTCATGACACCAAACATAAACGCCATAGCATTTAAGCCGATGACAAATATGGTAAAGAGACCGGATAAAAAATCACTCATTACCGAACCTCCCGCCCATTGTCACTTGGTCAGCGGTGGGATTGTGAGGACTCACAGCGAAAGTCAAGCACCAACCCTTTTTGGTTTGCTTGTCTAAGCCCTGCGGGAAATCCCGCTTGAACTCAGAGTGAGTACCGGACCAAGCGACGAACTTTTCGTCATCTCTTGATTGAACGTTCAAAACCATTTTGTTTTCCTTGTTGTTGTTGTTGTTTCTCATATTAGTATTATCGTCTATAGGTGTGACACGTTAGGTCAATTCTGCCAGCCAATCCTGATAGTATTTCAATCTTTCTTGGTGATCCTTGATTTGAGGATGTTGTTTCACCATACGCTCAAAAAAGTCGATTTGTTTTTCGATCAGTTGTTTTGTTGTTTTCATATTACTATTATCGTCCAAGGGTGTGACAAGTCTGGTCACTAAACGCCGCTTTTCTTCAACTTTTCGCGTCTAGGTTTAGCTTCGTTCATGGCACATTGACCGTGAGAAACCTTCAAGCTAGAGTGAGGAGCTTCGTTCGACTTCATCGACTTACCGCAAACATCGCATTTGTGGTCGTATTGTTTTCTTTCTTTCATGTTTATCATTATACCATAAAACGCTGCGTTTGTCAACCCCACTAGTACCTAATTCCGAAAGTATTTCCAAAGTTTTATTCCCCGCGCTGGAAGGGTTATCGAACCCCCCATCCGGCGATCTGGTATGATGGGCTAAAACATTGACGTAAACCCTTACTACCAAACGACTTACGTTTAGCGGGGCCGCCCCGCCCGCCCTAAGTGCTTACTATCAAACGACTTACGACAGCAAGAATTAAAGCAATAAATATATTGAGAAAATAGAACTTTTTGGGGTTGACACTCATACTAAATACACCTTTACACCTGATACGTTTTTCGCGAGATCGCAGTTTTCTTTACTGTCATCATAGAAATATACAACATCGTGCATTTCTTGAATGGTTCTCAGAACCTTACCCTTTTCTGCGGCAATGTCTACCTTTTCGGTATCGCTTCCCACGCAGTGTACGCCGACAGGTTTAACACTAAAACCGGCAAGAAAGCTAACGATAGTAGCGGCCACATCGTCAGAACGGGCAGTAAGAATAAAAACAGAATGACCTTCATTGTGAACCTCTTGAGCAAGAGCCATTAGAAAAGTAGGATTCGCGTTGCGAATGAAATACTTGGATCGGAACTCTGAAAAATCATACTCACAATTAAATCCTAGATCGTGATCGTTATACTCTGCTGGAGTCAACTTTGACCACGCAAGTTTTGGTCCGTCTTTACGAACCACGCGAACCATACAACACGTTGTTGCTAGTGTGTCATCAAAATCAAATACAAATGCTTTTTTCATATGGTACACCTACAGATTGGATTTGTCGCAATAGTTTTTCATCGCTTCCATTTGTGCTTCGGGTACAAACGTGGCGGTGATTACTTCCACGCTATCGAAGTGATGATTGTACCGAAACAACAATTCACCGGAATCGTTTTGACGCAAGTGATAACCGGGAACCTCTCGGAAAGTTGTCTCACGCTTAGTGATCGGGCTGATTGCTTTGATGTTGTAAAATTTAGTAGTCATGTTTTTTCTTTTGTGATTGTGTTAGTTGTTAGTTAGTTGGGGTCGCAGTTTTGATTATTTGGTACAACTTGCGATTAAACTTCCAAAACCAGATTTATCCGCTGGATATCGGATTAGTTGTGATTACCTACTCACTACCTTAATACTGTACTCACAGTGATACCAGATCGACGGGCCACTATCCTTGATAAACCTTTCGGCCTCTTCGCGGGTTGCGAAGTACTGAGCCTTGTCAACGCAACCGTCGAAAGAGAGGTAGAAGCGGGTTTCAGTTTTGATTTCAGTAGTCATAATTTTGATCCTTTGATCGAGTTGTTGTTAATGTCTTATATTAGTATTATCGTCTGTCGGCGTGACACGTCTGGTCACACTAGGCTGAGATTCTTGCAATTGAAAGAATGTTTTTGCCCTTGCAAAATTCGCTCAGGTACTCATTTGAAACGGTCGCGGTGAAAGTTTCAAGAATGGAGTCTGTAAAGTAGTAAATTTCAATCATGTTTTTCGTTTCAAAAATCGTGTCGTTGTTGTGTCGTCCCTACACTAAAGAGGAAATCCCCATGAGAGGGGGTTAAGGGCAAGTCGTTACCACATAAGGACTTACGACGATTTTGAACTTTTACCCATTCCTTATTGAGAATACTAATTTGAAAGTTTATTTGAAAGTTGATGTAAGTTGTTGTTATATAAGGACTTATGACGACAGTTTTCTTTTGCACTAAATCCTTGTTGAGAATGGGTATCCCCCCCGATTGGCAAAAGTGCTGTAAGGGAAGAATAACCGCCACGACCTTTGGCACGGTATTTGCTACACCACCCCTCTGTCGGCGGCCCCGCACCCCCCATTTGGCGATCTGGTATGATGGGCTAAAACATTGACGTAAACCCTTACTACCAAAGGACTTACAACAGGCGGGGCGGCCCCGACCGCCGTAAGTCGTTACCCACAAAGGACTTACAACTATTATCAGGATAATCCGATTTTAACCGGATTTGCTATTGACAGGGTGTGTGGTAGTGCGTCCGCTTCTAGGATCAAGAGCGGCAGTATAACCTAGAACTAACCTTTGACGTTACCACCCCGAATCAGTTCGACCCGAATCGCCCGTCCATAGTAACCTGATCAGCAGTGGGATTGTGTGAACCTTCCCGCTTTACTTCTACCTTCCCTTCCCGCATTGCTGCTTGGAATTGTGCAAGGGTCATGTTTTCAGTTTGTTTCGCAGTTAAAGTTTTCATAGTTGTTTTCTTAGTTGTTAGTTGTTGTTTGTTGTATGCTTCTATTATACATACTTCGGCAGATTTGTCAACCCCTCATGAGGCTAATCCCAAAAGAATTAGGAAAGTAATTCCCGTACTCTATCGCCTACTTCGTACTCAGCATAACCTGCTTGCTCAAAGGATTCGATCCAGATAATCGAGATAACCTTTTGAACGCTGCAACCTTGAGCGTTCATTCTTGCGTTAATGTATTGGGTAGTAAGTTGTGATAGTCTTGACATTGTTTTTCTCGCGTTGTTGTTGTTATGTCTCTATTATATACATATCGGCAGTTTTGTCAACCCCTATACACTCTAATTTTGAAGAAAGTCGAAGTTTTCTGTTCAAACACTAAGGGTAACTATCCTTCCGTAATAGCCGGGGTGGTTCAGAAGAAATTGAACACAAAATATTTATAATGTCTTAGCTGATGTCCCTAGACTGCCCCTTATCGCTATAAACCGCCCCACATAAAACACATTTGAATTTTGTATTACTTATCATCTTCGCCACATGAGTCCCGCATTTGCAGCTTGGCGGCCCGGAGACGATCCTCGGCACAAAGGGCGGCTTCTTCTTTCTCTTTTTCATCCATATTCCTCCAATTAGATATTTCACCTCTTGTCATACCACATCCCACACATATTTGTTGTTGATTTAAAGCACAATAACCATTACAGGGTGATTTCATAAAGTCTCCTATTTATGGACCCTCGGCTTTTATCCTACCAAGCAAGTCTCGCGTTGCTCGATATTATATGAGATACTTATTAGTGAGCCACCAACCAGACGCTTGCTTTGTGGTTTGGGTGAGAGCCTTAAAACTCACAACCTTCAACAATCATTATGTCAAAGACTTTTTCATTACTGAAAACCATTTCGTCTGCCAAATGTAGTAGGCACGGGTAATACCTACTTCCAACTCCTAACCATCCTCTAAATCCCCACATCTAAATTGGCCCATTACCAAATTGTCCAAGCGCCACAAACAGGACGTGCCTTCGCACATATGCGTTAGCTTTTTTATGTGACAGCGTTATGTGAAAATCCCAATTCCAAATATCCCAGTGGTTTCCCACCGTAGTATTATAGTGGATAGCACTCTTTTCTGCTAAAATTATCGTGTATTTCTTTCAAATAGTGTATATCATTATATGAAGTCTTTAATTTAAACGGAGAAAACTTATGATAGAATCGAAATTAACCACAAAAGCAACTGCTGAGTTGCAAGAGGAAATTCAAAAAGAGCTTGCAGCCGATATTCCAGATCCCCCACAAGGGGCGGCGGCAGCACTGGGGCTAGAAGAACTAGGAAAGGAAGAAGAACTAGATGAAAATACCCAAGGGGATGGACGAAAAGGAAGTTGTTGACACAATCTTGAAAATTGCCAAGAAGGTGGCGCACAGGTATACATTTGCCTCCTATGAAATAGAAGATATAGAGCAAGAGGCGTTTTTGATTGGCGTTGCGGGCCTTGAAAAATATGATCAGTCGCGGCCTCTTGATAATTTCATGTATGTGCATATAAATAATAGATTAAAAACCTTTAAGCGTGACAATTACTATAGACTAGAGCATGGGGCGGCTGAAAGAATACAAAAATCCAAGAAAGGGATTCTTGAACCCTTAGATATTCATGGTTTATATAATATTGCTACAGATGGTGATATAAGTCAAGATGTGCAGCTTTTGGAGATGTTGGAAAATATAGATGATAAATTACCATCGGATATGAGGGCGGATTACTTAAAGTTGAAGAACGGTACATCATTACCTAAGAATAGACGGGCTAAGGTTATCGCTTTGATACAAGACATTATAGATGGGGAAAGTTATGAAGAAGGGTAGGTTTTCATTTGAAGAGATGTCCTATATCGAGCAGAACTGCGAGGTTCTTTCTCCTGAAGCGATAGCAAAAGAATTAAATCGCGATCCAACCTCTATCCAGACATGGATCAAAAAGAAAGTGGGCTTTTCAGCAAAACAAAAGAAAGAGGCGGCTGTCGCAAATGAATTAAGGGAAAAACCTTACTTCAAAGAGTTGTCGAATCAATTTACGCCAGAAGAGTTGGATATGTTTGAGTTCCACTTCAAAAAGATGTGGAGCCAGTTCAAAGACGATGTGTTTCACACGGAGGAAATGCAAATAATTGATACGATCAAACTTGAACTCCTCATGAATAGGATTCTCAAATCTCAGCACGAAAACCAGCAGTCAATAATATTGAACGATAGGGTTATTCAGAACGAAAAGGCGCGAGACAAAGATCAGAGGGACATTGATCTAATAATGAACACAGAGCGCCACATAGCCATTCTGCGGGCTTCACAGGAAACCCTGAGTAAAGACTACAAAGATCTTCAGGCACGCAAGGCGACGATGCTGAAGGATCTCAAAGGCACAAGAGAGCAAAGAGTTAAAGCTATCGAAGACTCAAAGCTTACATTCGTATCACTTGTGAAGAAATTGGCAACAGATCCAAAATATAGAAGTGAAGTAGGAATAGAGATGGAAAAGATGAGATTAGCAATGGAATCAGAGAAAGAACGTCTTTCTGATTATATACAATATAACGACGGCATCGTAGATCAGCCGTTTTTGACACCGGAAACGCTAAAGGAAGAAGAATGAAAGCAATCATTTTTGGAATAACAGGACAGGACGGCAGCTATCTAGCGGAACTCTTACTAGAGAAGGGCTATGAAGTAGTTGGAGTGACCAGAAGGGTGAGCGTACCCACACTAAATCGAATTGAACATATTCTGCCTAAAATAAAAATTGTTGAAGGTGACATTACGGATGCGTTTAGTGTTAGTAATATAATCAAAGAAGAGGAGCCTGACGAGATTTATAATCTTGCTGCACAATCTCATGTTGGGACGAGTTTCAAGCAACCTAGCCTGACTTGGGACGTAACTGCTGGTGGAGTGCTGAATATTCTGGAGGCAATAAGATATTCTAGCAGAAAAGACAATATAAAGTTTTATCAGGCCAGTTCAAGCGAAATGTTTGGTAAGAACTATAGCTTGCGAGAGCAATTTGTGGACATATTAAAATACCAAGACGAGAAAACACCATTTGCGCCCCAGAGTCCATATGCTATTGCTAAATTGGCGGCTCATCACCTTGTGCGGAACTATCGTGACAGTTATGGGATATTCGCCTGTAGTGGGATTTTGTTTAATCATGAGAGCGAAAGGAGGGGCGAGAAGTTCGTAACCAGAAAGATTACCAAGTGGATTGGTGAGTTTGTAGCTTCTGGTATGGACAAAGAGTTTCCTGCGCTACGATTAGGCAATCTAGACGCAAAACGAGATTGGGGCCATGCAGAGGACTATGTGCGGGCCATGTGGGAAATGATGCAGCATGAAACACCAAACGACTATGTGGTGGCTACTGGCGAGACTCATTCGGTCAGGGATTTCTTAGACGTGGCTTTCAAGCACGTAGGAATTGACGACTGGGAAGATCTTGTGGTAATTGACCCAGAGTTTTACCGTCCATCAGAAGTAGACTATTTATTGGGGATACCAGCTAAGGCGAAGCGTGTCTTGGGCTGGGAACCTGAGATTTCATTTGAAAAACTAGCAGAAAGAATGGTGGATAGCGATGTCGAAGCGGCGAGACTACGACGACCCGATATACAAAGAGTTTAGGCGTAAAGTATTAAAAAGGGACAAATATACGTGTCAAATGTGTAAAAAGAGAGGGAAGAGAGCTAGATTAAACGTTCATCATATAATGAAATGGTCTTCCGCTGCCTCCCTGAGATATGACACCGACAACGGCATAGCGCTCTGTAGCGCTTGTCATAAGTCTGTGACAGGGAAGGAATCTCACTATGTTTTATATTTTTCAGAACTAATTAAAAGAAAGAGATAACAATGTTCAACAAAGAAGAAAAATCTACATTTAATAAGGACTGGGGTCTAGACAATAAAAAAATATTAGAGAAGTCTAGAGAGGTTTTTATAGAGACTCCCAAACCAGATAAACTAAACGATGCTGGCTCTATTATAGATACTATAAACGAAAATCCCGGTAAACCCGCTATTTTTGAAAACTGCACAGGCTCTACTTTTAATCAAGTTTACAACGCCGTTGGCAGAGTTAAGCCAACTTGGGATGCAGCTAAAGGAATTATAAAATACAAACAATGATACCTAAATATAAAGTAATTAAAGACACAAGAGAGCAGGATGGATGGTTTTTCTCTCCGTATGATAAGTGTTCTGGGATGGAAGTTGGAACTCTTAACACAGGAGACTATACCCTTGAAGGTTTTGAGGATGTTGTCTGCATAGAGAGAAAAGCTTCTGTGTCTGAGATTGCTATAAATTTAGGTAAAAAGAAAAAAACCTTTTATAATGAAATAGAAAGGATGAGGGATTTTCACTTTCGGTATTTACTCTTGGAGTTTTCGGCTTCTGATCTTATAGACTATCCACACAGCCTGTTAAAGACGGAAGAAGATAAAGAACTCTACGAAGCATATAAGGAGGGAAAGATAAACCTTCCCAAGTTTAAAAGGTTTCAGGTCATAGAGCAAACAAAAATAAGCGGAAGATATTTACTAAAGGCTCTGATGGAGATTTCTATAACATATGATGTTAATGTGATATTCTGCGATAATAAACACAATGCATTTATGGTGTGTAATAGTATCTTCAAAAGATTGAACGAGCTATTTCATAAGGAGCAAGATGTCAAACGTTAGAGACGCTATTGGTGAAATACATAACTATGGAATTGATGTCAAGGATAGGGAAATTTATTTACACTCAGCGAAGGATGGTGGAGATGACGATCCCGGCGTAGACTATAGAATGGCTATAAATTTTGTAAAGAATGTAAGGTATTTAGATAACTTAAATAATAATGAAATAAGAATAAACATGCAGAGCATTGGCGGCAGTTGGCAAGCCGGAATGACCATATTCGACGCTATATCAGCATGTAAATCATATATAACAATAGTAGCCTATGGTCAAGCCGAATCAATGAGTGGCGTTATACTACAAGCCGCAGATAAACGACTGATGTCTCCAAGTACACACTTTATGGCGCACTTCGGCTCTACGGATTGCAGTGGCGAATATCTAAATTCCCAAAATTGGGCAGCGTTAGATAAAGATAACCTAGACCTTATGCTTAATACATTTGCCGCCAAGTGTTACAAAACTGGAAAGTTCTTCAAAGAAAAAAAATACAATATTTCAAAAACAAAATCATACATAAAAAGAAAAATGAAAGATGGAGATTGGTATCTTAGCTCGGGAGAGGCTGTATATTACGGCTTTGCTGATGGTATATCTGAATGATAAGCGATAAGCAAAAACTAGAAGATGCGTGGCTAGGAATAGACGTAGATCAAAAACTATTATTTAATCCTATGGATTTTATAATGGAGGGGGCAGATAAGGATCAACTTCTAGAAAGAATAGCTTGGTTGATGATGAGGCCAGAGTATCTCTCCTTCGCCTGTAAATATATATTAAATATAGAATTATTACCCTTCCAGTCCTTACTTCTTTACGAGCTATGGAACAGGAAGTTTCCAATGCTTATCGGAAGCAGGGGGATGGGAAAATCATTCATGCTTTCCGTTTACCCGCTTCTTCGCGCTCTATTTATGCCGGGTAGAAAAATCATTGTTGTTGGCGCAGCTTTTAGGCAGTCAAAAGTTCTTTTTGAATATATGGACACCATCTGGAAAAACGCGCCGGTTCTTAGAGATCTGTGCGGATCTAACAGTGGCCCAAGAAGGGATGTGGATAGGTGCGTAATGCATATAAACCAAAGCACTATAACGTGTCTACCTCTCGGTGATGGCAGTAAGATTAGAGGTCAGCGCGCTAATGATATTATTGCTGACGAGTTTGCATCTATACCTAGGGACATTTTTGAGAATGTTGTGGCTGGCTTTGCCGCTGTTGCAGCATCTCCAGCAGAGAAGGTGAAGATTAAAGCCAGAGTAAAAAGAGCAAAAGAGCTAGGTGTGGGGGTTGGTAAAAGTACAGACAACCCCCAAGACAAGTCAAACCAAATAATTCTTTCTGGTACGGCTTATTATGACTTTAATCATTTTGCAGATTACTGGAAAAGGTATAGAGCCATAGTAAACAGCGGAGGAAAGGAATCCGCCTTACAAGATGTTTTCGGGGGGGATGTCCCGGCAGACTTTGACTGGAGAGAATATTCTGTTATTAGGATGCCTGTAGAAAATCTTCCTGATGGCTTTATGGACTCAGGTCAGGTTTCCAGAGCAAAAGCCACTATACACTCTGGTATATTCAATATGGAGTATGGGGCTTGTTTTACAACCGATAGTCAGGGGTTTTTCAAGAGGAGTCTAATAGAGTCCTGCTGCACATCTCCAACAAAAACGATAAGCTTCCCATCCGGCGATGTTTGCTTTGAAACCATGTTAAAAGGAGACCCTAAGAAAAAATATGTGTTTGGAGTTGACCCCGCTTCTGAGGTGGATAATTTCAGTATTGTCGTGATGGAGATTAACGAAGACCACAGAAGGATAGTTCACTGCTGGACGACAAACAGAAAACAGCATAAAGATAAGGTTAAATCAAAGATAGCAGACGAGGATGATTTCTATTCCTATTGTGCCAGAAAGATTAGAGATTTGATGAAGGTTTTCCCATGTGCAGAAATATCCCTAGACGCCCAAGGCGGTGGCATCGCTGTAATGGAGGCGTTGCACGACAAAGATAAAATAAAAGAGGGAGAAGTGGCAATCTGGCCCGTTATAGAGGAGAAGGAAAAGGATACAGATGATAACACCGGACTACATATTTTAAGGTTATGTCAATTTGCAAAAGCTAATTGGTTAGCAGAGGCTAATCACGGCCTTAGAAAAGACTTTGAAGATAGAATTGTGTTATTTCCGTTCTTTGATTCTGTTAGTATTGGTTTATCTATAGAGGACGATAAATTAACAGGCAGGAAGTATGACACACTAGAGGACTGTGTTATGGAGATAGAAGAATTAAAGGATGAATTAAGTATGATTGTCATGACACAGACCACGGCAGGAAGAGAAAGGTGGGATACTCCAGAAGTTAAAGTAGCGGCAGGTAAAAAGAACAGATTAAGAAAAGACAGATATTCTTCTCTGATAATGGCTAATATGTCCGCTAGAACTTTGTCAATAGAACAAGATATAGTCGAATATGGCGCAATAGGGGGTTTTGCAAAGCAAGACGGCTCTATAAAATACAATAATGACAAACTATACTACGGTCCTTCGTGGTTTGCTGATAAAGTTCAAGATATTTACTAATTTGTGTATAAGTAGATATCAATCCTATTAACAATGCCATTGAATGGAGATCAATTCAAATGAATGACGATTCCTCACTATACCTGACTTGGGACAACGACTCACAGAGACAAGAAGCATACGCTAAAACCTCAGATAACGTAGAAGCTTATGAGGGAATTCAAAAGAGTATGGGTTATGGTAGGCAGAATAGCTATATTGATATAGAGTCAAACCGATCTGTTAGAAGCTCTTTTTTAAGATCTGATTACGATAGCTTTAGGCCGGGGGAATCGGTCTCTAATAAGCAGAAGAGAATAATCAAACAGTGTATGCAGGCATACGATAGGGTTGGAATAATAAGGAATGTTATTGACCTAATGAGTGATTTTGCCTCACAGGGGCTAGTGTTAGTCCATCCAAATAAGACTATTGAAAAATTCTACAGAAAGTGGTGGCAAGAAATAGGTGGTGTAGATAGATCGGAAAGATTTCTAAATTATCTATACAGATGTGGAAATGTAGTTGTTCGTAGACATACCGCCAAGATAAACAAACAACAAGAAAAAAATCTTAGGAATTCTTTAGCCGCAGACGTGAAGATTGACCCCCTTAAAGTTCTAAAGAGGGAAATACCTTGGTCATACGATTTCTTAAATCCCCTAGCTGTAGAGATAAAGAACAACGGCTCACAAATAGTTGGTAAGCCTGAATTTGTATTAAACTTATCAAAGAATAGCTATGAAGCACTGGTTAAAACAGACAATTCTCCAAATACAATATTCAAAACACTCCCTCTAGACATACAGAAAAGCCTACAGAGAGGAGAAAGAAAAATCCCCCTAAGTCCAGAAAATGTCCAAACCTTCTATTATAAAAAGGACGATTGGCTTCTCTGGGCAAATCCCATGATTTACGCTATTCTTGATGATATTACTATGCTTGAAAAAATGAAGCTCGCAGACGTAGCGGCCTTAGACGGAGCCATTTCTAATGTGAGACTATGGACCGTTGGGGACTTAGACCACAAGATTATTCCAACAAAAGCCGCCATAAATAAG